CTAGGAAGATGTCAAGCACAAACCTTGTAGAACTCATGCCAAAGGAACAGGTGAATAGAGTGATCACCCTTGCCTCCTGGGGATACAATGCATCTGAGATTGCAGAGGATATTTGCCTACCCTATAACAGGGTGCAGGTACTGATAAAAGAGGCTAATGAAAAAAATTTAATAAAAAAAATGGTGTAGTACTTGTTTGGTATTTAATAAATAACTTATATTTGTCTATTCAATTACATCAACAACCCAAAAACACAATGAAAAATTTGACAGACTTACAAGCATCTCAAATCATAGAAAAAGAACTTTTATTTCTTTACAGCAAGGCTTTAAAAATGATACCAAATTCACCTGCTCAATTAAAAGTAAGATCTAGAATTAATGAAATTTTATTAAACAAATAAACCAAAATACCATGAAAAAAGCACTTCAAATCACAGGCAAAATCATTTACACGATCCTGGCACTTTCTCCCATCTTTGCTTTGGGATATATGCTAGGCATGAAACTCTAATCAATCACCCCTATGGAAAATTTTAAAATCAAAATCACGCAAACTCAGGAAGTAGAATCTGAGGTATCAATCCCAAAGTACTTCACCATCAATAAGTACTATCACTATAAACTGCTTTCAGATTCGGCAGTCATAGCAGTGAACTACTTCACGGATAAAATTGACAACATGGTAGCCCTAGAATTGTGGCCATCTATCAAGGTAGAACACATTAGGTATGTGACCTACATCCTGAAGGCTGATAACCTGGAAGAGATCACAGAACAGGAATTCACTTCACACCTAAATGCTGCAAAGAAACTTATCTCATCACTATGAAACCTGAATCTCAAAACGCACTGATCAAGGGATGGCTACTAAATGGCCATTCCATTACAGCCCTAGATGCACTTCAGATGTTTGGCTGCTTCCGCCTATCTGCTAGGATTTCCAACTTGAAAGAGCAGGGAATGAACATCACTACAGAGATGGTAGAAATCAATGACAAACGAATCGCTAAATACAGCATGAATCATGGCCAAAAAAATAAGTGAAGAGAAGATCGAAAAGATGGTGGATCTTTGGAAAGACAGGTGGTCAACCAAGGCAATCGCTATAGAACTAGGGGTATCCTATACTTCAGTCTATCAGCAATTAAAAAAACGCTACTTAGTAGGATAATTGGAAAAAATTATTATCTTTGAAAATCGAATCATTCCTGTGTGGTAGCAAGAATGATTCCATAGGTTAACTTCAACCTGGCCCGACAGTCTACCACCTGTTCGGGCTTTTTTATTTTCAATCATGGAAGGAAAAAAATCCTTTGTACTTTATACGGATCAAAGAGAAGTCTTTGATGAATTATCAGATGAAGATGCAGGCAGACTGATCAAGCACATTTTTTCCTATGTGAATGATGAAAATCCTAGCACAGAAGACCTTCTTTTGAAGGTTGCATTCTTACCAATTAAGACTCAACTAAAAAGAGACTTAAAAATGTGGGATGAAAAGAAGCAGCAAAGAGCGGAGGCAGGCAGGAAGGGTGGTGTAGCAAAGGCTAGCAATGCTAAGCAAATCCTAGCAAATCCTAGCAATGCTACAAATGATGTAGCAAACCTGGCTGTAAATGTAAATGGTAATGTAAATGTAAATGGTAATGTAAATGAAATATCTTCTATTACTATTTTTACTACTAGGAGGCTAGGAGGTAAAAATCTTTTAGAAGAGATGATGCACATTTACGATCTAAGTGATGATCAGGTTCAGAAGTTGTATCAGGAATGGAGTCTTACCCATGATGATCAAAACTTTGAAAGTGAAAAGCATTTAAAAAATAGTTTTATCTTGTTTGTAAAAAATAACGCAAGCAGGTTTAAAGTTCAGCAAAGAAGTTACCACCATAAGCAGGAGAAAAAATCAGGCAATGTTTTTTCTCTGCTACTTGAAAAGGAATTAGAAAAAGAAAAAAATCAGGATCAATGAAAAAGACAATTTTAACACACCTAGAAAAGATGGAATTTGTCTGCGGATTAAAGCAGTTCAAAGAATACAAGATTGAGGAAGCAGAGCAGTTACTTGACTGCCTAAATAAGTTATTCTCTTCCTTTGGGTGGATGACAGAAACAAGGGTAGACTACATTCTGCACGCAGGCCTACGGGGTCAATATGGTGACTTCTACCATGTGAATGAGAAGACCGTGAACGGATGGATTTCACAATACTATCAGCACCACCAAAGCCAAATAGTTCAGGAAGTTCAGGCAGCAAATAACAAAGAGAAAGAGGCGACAGATGAGGAAATAGCCTATTGGATAGAGATAGGTAAGCAGATATTCAGGGATAATTATGAATATGCAAAAGAGACAGGTCACTGCAAGGATCTAGCAGAATGGGGCATCAATTGGTTTAACAAGTTCCAAGAGAAAGGAATTTTAAAACCCTGGGAATTTCCTGTAGATCAGATTGAATCAGATGCAAGGAGAGAACTTCGACTAAGCACCAAATGGATAGATGAATCATCTGTGGCAGCAAAGGCAAAGAACAGGATTTGGAAGATGTTTATCCTTCAGTCAATTGAGCAAAAAAGAAACCTAGATAAATTGATATGAATATCCTGGTAGCCTGTGAAGAAAGTCAATTAGTAACTTTGCAACTTAGAAAGTTAGGGTTTAAGGCCTTTTCTTGTGACATAATTGATCAATCGGGTGGTCATCCTGAATGGCATTTTAAAGGTAATGTTCTTGATATCTTATCAGGAATGTATCAATGCAAATGTGGATACCTTTTTGAATATGGATGTGGAAAGTATGGCTGCTGTGGTATAGCAAAATTGATAGAATGGGACTGCATGATCGCTTTCCCTCCTTGCACAGATTTGGCGATGTCAGGTGCAAAGCATTTTGAGCAGAAGAGAAAGGATGGAAGACAGCAGAAAAGCATTGAATTTTTCCTTGCTTTGGCAAATGCACCGATCAAAAATATTGCAATAGAAAACCCTATAGGGGTGATGTCTACCTACTACAGGAAGCCTGATCAGATAGTCAACCCTTTTGACTTTGGAGATCCTGCAAGAAAGCCTACCTGTCTATGGTTAAAAAATTTACCTAAGTTAAAATCAAATAATCTTGGAGATGCTCCGCTATTTGGGTCATACTTGGACATGGGTGAATTTCACACTACAAAATCAGGAAAGGTACTACCTAAATGGTACAACTTACCACCATCTGAAAATAGGGCAAAGATCAGATCAAAAACATTTCCTGGAATTGCAGAGGCGATGGCCAAACAATGGGGAAAGCACCTAAAAGAATCACAAAAATTAACCATCTAACAAAATGAAAAAAGCAGACCTATTCAGTGCCTCATCTACCTTGCTTGCTATCTTTGGCTTAATGCAGGTAAACATCTCAAACTTATTCCTGTTCATGATCTTGGTAGCCTTGTACACTATCGGAATGGACTTCATCTATAAGGCTTGTAAATGATGGAATCAAATAAAGAAAGACTTAAATTCATAGATCAACAAATTAGAGATTCTTCAGGTGCTTTCTATGAGAAAGAATTCAATAAACAAATAGATAAGGCAGCATACATTTATAGGCTTGAGCGAAATCAAATAACCTTAGATTTAATGAAGGTGACAGGCAGGCATTTTGTTTATGTGCTTGAAAAAAATCAAAACGTAGTTTATGTTGGAAGGTCAAGCAATTTGTATTCTAGGCTAGTATCTCACAAATCAAAAAAAGATTTTGATGTGATTATGCTGTATGAATATACTGATAAAGGTCAATGCAGTGACTGTGAATATTTTGGAATAAAACACTACAAGCCTATGCTAAATAAAATTTGGGTTACAAAGGGACTAAATAAATATGATTCAATTCAAGATCAATGAGAAGCCTTTGTCAGTGAACGGGGCTTACCTAGGAAGGAAGATAAAATCAGGAGCCTACAGAGACCATGAGAAGGTGATGCTTATGAAGATGCCTGGAGGAAAGGTAGATCCTTATGAGATGCTTCGGGTGGAGTTATTCTTTGGATTCTCAAGCAAGGCTGCAGACATTGACAATTGCATAAAAGTAACGCTTGACCTAGCCCAAAAGAAGTACGGATTCAATGACAAGATGGTATTTGAATTAAATGTCAGGAAGTGCATAGTCAAGAAGGGGGAAGAGTTCATTCAGATGGGTATCTACAAAATGCTACCATTTTAGACAAATTCACCTGTATTGATTGGATATTAATTTTTATCCTATATTTGACAAAACACAAACCAAATGAGCCTAGAAGAAGGAAGATTAATAAGACAAGCAAGAAAGAAAAGCGGATTCACGCAGTTAGAATTGTGCAAGAAATTAGGTCTATCTCATGCACCTATCAATCAGGTAGAGAATGGGTGGGAGTCAATCAGCCTTTTCAATCTTAGAATGATCTGTGAGGCTATCGGCTTAGAAGTAGTGATCAAAGAGAAAAGGAATGCCTAGAACCCTACCCATATCCAAGCCTGACTACAGCCTAGAAATCCGACATAAGGATTCTCATGGAAAGTGGTCTGCATGGATAAACAAGGGGAAAGGATTATTCCAATCAATCGAGATAGTACAGCATCAGATCAGACTTATTTCAGCACCCCATAGAGGCAAAGAAATAGAAGTCAGGTTTGAATGGAATGGATGGCTGTGTGACTATTCAGGGCAGCCTACAGGAGAAGTGATCAAGTTCAAATGAAGGCTATTGAATGGCTATACGATCGGGAGTTTGAATATGTATTCAAGAACATAGGTAAGGACTTATGGGAAGATTTGAGGCAGGAGGTAGCAGTCATAGTATTGGAGTACGATAGTATCAAAATAGGTGAACTGCAATCAAAAGGAAAGCAGGTATTTAAGTTTTGGATAGTGCGGATCTGCTGCAATCAAACGAATAGTAAATATGGAAAATTCGGCAGGATGTATGCAGCCCTAGTACCTGTGGAGGATGTCATGAAATTTGTCAAGGAAGAGGAGGAGATTGATAACAGTCAAGAGGTAGCAAATAGCATTTCAAAGATCATCCCTTCCCTGTATTGGTACGATCAAGAGATTTTGAAGATGTACATTGAACTAGGATCAGTCAGGAAGGTAAGCAAGCAAACAGGCATTCCGCACACTTCAATATTTATCACAATTAAAAATATCAGAAAATGTATCTTGCAGCAATTGGTGTACTAGGATCGGTTGGGATCACTTTGATCTACTTCTACATCCTGAACTTTCCTAAAATTTTTAAGAAAGTCACAGGCAGGAATTTAGTCAAGCCTTTCTCCTGTTCATTCTGTATGTCCTTTTGGATAAGCCTACTATTTCTAATCTTAAAAACGGATTTGCTAAATGCGATATTTATAGGTAGTGTGACACCTTTTGTCTACCTGATCATTGAAGATTATTTCACCAATAAATTTGAGTTATGACACCTGAAGATTTAGAACTATTTAAAAAGCATTTTGAATTGTACGAATGCTACAAGAAGCACGCTTTCATTCGTAATTACAGCAAAGAAGTATATACTGAATTGATATACCTCTACACCAAGTATGTCAATGATAAGCATCAGTTCTCCCATTGGTGCAGTTCTTGTAGGGCTGAACTAGTTAACTATCTTTATGGATGGTTCACGAATGAAACCAATACCACCTGGTATAAGCATGATGAAATTCAGGAGGAGGTAGCACCTGATATGATTGAAGAGCCTGTGATCGAAAACAAGCCAATCAAGAGAAGAAGAAAAACCAAATAAAATACACATGGACAACAAACCAAAAACAAGGCTAGGCAATGGCAAAAAGAGAAGTGCCTCCTGGCTCACAGCAGCAATCTGCATAAGTGATGCAGAAGCACACGCATACACATACAACGGGAAGAAGTATGTGAATGTGAATGTCAACATCTATGATGCACCGAATGAGTACGGCAAAGATGTAGCAATCACCTTGAATGAATACAAGAAGGATGAGGCTATCCCAAAGGCAAACGCTTTCACTCCTGAACCTGTCGGGGATTTACCTTTCTAAGCATGGCAAAGTTTCGCTTGATAGTACAGGAAGGTGAGTATGAAGCAGACTCCTTTTCTGCCCTGATCCTTGAAGTTCTGAAACACCGCTTTTGGCATCTAAGAACTCATGGCAAATGGATGGACTAAAAAGAACCAAATCAATTTTAAACCAATAAACAAACACAAAGATGGCATCATTTGAATTGCACTTTAACAGCCCTGAGAAGCAGGTGACTATTTCCCTTCAAGATCCAAATGGAATCTTTCAACTAGCAGACTTGTTTAAAAAGTTACTAGATGAAGCAGGGATTGAAAACACCCTGACAGAAAAGTTTGCTGAACCTGTAGAGGCTACAGAAGAACAGGCTTAATTAGGGGGAGAAATCCCCTTTACCTTTTTCCAAACCACATGAACATTCAGAAAATCAAACTATCCGAAATCAAGAGCAATCCAAATAACCCTAGGATTATCAAGGATGATAAATTTCACAAGTTAGTCAAGTCTATTCAGGAGTTTCCAAAGATGCTTGAGATCAGGCCTATAGTAGTGAATCAGGACATGATAGTACTAGGAGGGAATATGAGATTGAAGGCATCCAAGGAAGCAGGAATGAAGGAAGTATTTATTGTCAAGGCGGATGATCTTACAGAGGAAGAACAGAAGCAATTCATCATCAAGGACAATGTAGGTTTCGGTGAGTGGGATTGGGACATGATTGCCAATGAATGGGATGCGGATGAGGTAGAAGAATGGGGACTTGACATTCCTGAGTTCAGTATCAAGGAAGAACTAGAGGCAGAAGAGGATGATTATGAGATGCCTGATGAAGTTCAAACGGATATTGTCCTAGGTGATTTGTTTGAGATTGGAGATCACCGTTTGCTTTGTGGGGATAGTACCTGCTCGGATACAGTTGCAAAGTTGATGAATGGAGAGAAGGCTGATATGGTGTTTACTGACCCGCCTTATAATGTTGATTTTAAAGGACAGGAATTAAGCAATACAACAAAAGATGGAGTTCAAATACTTGGACATAAAGGAGCAAATTCAAAGCACGATAAAATCAAAAACGATTCAATGCCAGATGAAGATTTTTATGATTTTATGAAAGGAGTTTTATCAAATATTTTGTTATTCAATAAAGGAGCGTGGTATTTTAGTTTCTGCGATTTAAAACTTGATTTACTATTAAACCCTTTAAAAGAAATGGGATTTAATTGGAAGTCTATTATTATTTGGAAAAAAAATCAAGCAACTCTTAGTGGTAAAGATTATAAAAGCAGATATGAACCGATAGTTTATGGATGTCCAGAAAATTCATTTTATGGAGAAAGATATAAACAAGAGGATATTTGGGAGTTTCAAAGAACTTTAAAAAATGATTTACACCCAACTATGAAGCCAATTCCTTTGATTGAAAATGCATTGAATAATTCAAGTAAGCAAGGCATGAAAGTTTTGGATTTATTTCTAGGTTCAGGCTCTACGATGGTAGCAAGTCACCAACTCAAGCGCAAGTGCTACGGGATGGAACTAGATCCTAAGTACTGTCAAGTGATAGTGGACAGGATGAAGAAACTAGATCCTAGCCTAGTGATTAAAAAGAACGGTATTGCACAAAATTGAACAATATGAAAAAGCCTGATAGATCCGTGATAGAGAAAGCCATCGTGAAGGCATTTGGGAACCTTTCTACAGCCGCAAAGTCTTTGGCAGTAGAAAGGGCTACCCTTTACAAATGGATTGAACAGGAGGGCTTAGAAGAGGCCGTACAGGAAGGTAGAAATAGAAGGCTTGACTTTGCAGAATCTATGCTTGATAAAGGGATGCAAGAGGGGAATATGACTGCTACCATTTTCTTCTTGAAAACTCAAGGGAAATCTAGGGGCTATGTAGAACGGCAGGAGATTACCGGAGCAGATGGCAAAAAGGTATTCGAGGTGAAGATCGTGGATGACGGCAATTAGTATCAAAACAAATAAGGTATTTCGCCATCTTGAGAGTAGCAAAAGCAAGATAGTAGTACAGCAAGGTGGCACTAGATCAGGGAAGACCTACAATATCCTTCTCTGGATTATTTTTTCATACTGCGAAAAGAACAGCGGTAAGATTATAACCATCTGCCGGAAGACCTATCCCGCTTTGAGGGGTACTGTCATGCGTGACTTTTTAACTATCCTTAAGGATCACGAGATATACTCTGAAGATGACCACAGCAAGACAGCCTCAGAATACAAGTTAAACGGCAACACCATTGAATTCATCTCCCTTGATATGCCTCAGAAAATCAGGGGTAGAAAGCGAGATCTACTCTTTGCAAATGAGGCAAACGAATTGACCTTTGAAGATTGGCAGCAGTTGCTTTTCCGTACAAATGAAAAGGTTATCATTGACTTCAACCCATCTGAAGAGTTCCACTGGATCTATGACCAGGTGCTACCTAGAAAGGATGTAGAATTCTACCAAACCACCTACAAGGATAACCCATTCCTGGGGGATGTGATCAAGCAGGAGATCGAAAGACTCAAGGAGATAGATGAAAACTATTGGAGAGTCTATGGACTAGGTGAAAGGGGACAAAGCAGGTCATTGGTTTACACCTTTCAAACTTGCAAGGAGATACCGAAGGAGGCAAAACTAGTTTCCTACGGCCTTGACTTTGGATTCTCAAATGATCCTACTTCCCTAGTTAGAACCTACCTGCTAGGGGATGATATGTACACAGAAGAACTGATATACCGAACAGGCATGACCAATCAGGACATAGCCAATGAGATGAAGGTGCTAGGCCTAGATAGAGCCACAGAGATTTTTGCAGATTCAGCAGAGCCTAAGTCAATAGAGGAGATCTACCGAATGGGATGGAATATAAAGCCTACCATCAAGGGCAGCATCAACCTAGGAATAGACACGATCAGAAGACACAGGCTTCATGTAATGGAAGGCAGTTTCAACATGATCAAGGAACTGAGAAACTACAAGTACATAGAAGATAAAAACGGGCAGATAACAAACAAGCCTGTAGACAATTTCAATCACGCCCTAGATGCACTCAGGTATTCGGTGGTAAATAAGATTACGAACAGCCACCTAGGGAAGTACTCTTTCAGATAAATACATCAAACCTTAAAAATATATTTCTAATCATGTGGGATAAATTAACTGTCGGCCAATTTATAAGCCTCTACGATATTGAGATCAATGCGAATCTTAACATCATTGAGAAGCAGCAGAAAATGCTTTCCATTGTGGAGGGTAAACCTGAATCCTATTACGATTCTTTCAAGTACAGAGACCTAATTACCGAATACGGGGAGAAACTATCTTTCTTTGACAACATCCCTGAGACTAAGCCTGTGGACTTCTTGCAGGTAGGCGGTAAGCGGTACAAGTTTGTACATGAATTGAATGAGATCACGGCAGGTCAGTACATTGACATCCTAGCATTTAGCGGTGAGATCATGCAACTCAATAAGATTGCAGCCTGTTTCTTTCTACCTATGGATGGCAAACGCTATCAGCCCTATGGGAAAGTTCCTCATGACGTGGTAGCGGATGAATTGCTTGATGCAAAATTCCTAGATGTGTATGGGTGTATGCTTTTTTTTTGTCAATTATTCAACGAATTAATAGCAGATACCATAATCTCCTCAGTAATGAATCAGGATCTGGCGAAGAAGGCAGTGGATTTATGGCGAGGTGGGGGTGGGTATACAGCACTAAGCAGGTTGCCGACTTCCAAAATATCAGCGTAAATGCAGCCTTTGATTTGAGTGTAGTAGAGTACCTGAATACATTGGCTTACTTAAAGGATTATAACAAGGACAAAGAACATCAGTATAAAAAATGGCAGTTGCAAGCAAGGCTCAAGTAGCAAATTTAAATATCGGAGGAAGGAAACTTTCAGGCGGTGAGTACATTGCTGCTGTTGATGATATCCTTGTAACCAATGTCAAGACTGCTATGGAGAAACTAGGGATCAAACTAGTTTCCAACCTTGCAAAGAATTCACCTGCTGATAGTGGTCAACTTGCATCCTCCTATTCTGTGCTTGGTGTAAGCGAAACAAAGACAGGCTACAGGCTTGAAATCAAAGTGGGTGTTGACTATGCCGACTACATAGATAAGGGTGTGAAGGGTATCCAAAACAGGCGGAAGACCTACCCAAATCAAGACGGGAAGTACTACCAATTTAAGACCTACGGAATGCCACCTGAAGCCTTGCAACAATTACAGGGCTGGATGCAAAGGAAGAACATGGAGATAGATGCTACTAACTTGATAGAAGGCAGACAGGTACTTCCTCAGATTTCTAGTTCAGCCAAAAGACTAGCCTACTATATCAAGAAGTATGGTATTGAAGGAAGGCAATTCATCAAGAAGTCAATAGATGAAGCAACACCCGATTTTCAGGTGGATCTTCGAACACTAGGTCAAGACACACTCATTCTAAAAGTAAGTAAATGATAACTCTCACACAGCCATCAATCAGCATCCTTCCTGCTTTCAATAGGATCAACTATCAGATAGTATCTACCAATGCAAATGAGGTAGGCTTTAAATATGTGGTCAAGGTCTATGACTCAAATGATGACCTGATAACCACTGCCTACTATGACAGCCCTGCTGATCCTTCGGATGCTGTGGAGTTCGATGTCTCTAAATTTGTCAGCACTCAATTCACCTATACCAAGGGATTCTATGAGACGGCTACAAGTTCAAACAGCACCAATATCATCAAGTCATTCTACCTGAAAGTCTATGAATACTATGAGGTAGATGGGGAATTTGTGATAGTTCTAGCAAGTGAGGTAGTATCCTCCACCAAATATGCTTTGGCTGCTTCATTTCCTTTGCTTGAATTGGATGATTGGTATGATGATGTGAACCTATACAACGGGGTAAGCAATACCACCTACAAGCCATTGACGGCATGGGACACAATCAAGGTAAGAGAGACGGATGCTCAGGTGTTCGGCTTTATCAATACAGGCTACCTGACAAATGTAGAACTGCTTGTGACCTACACCAATGCGACCACCCAAACCTACTACATTGCAAAGTCAGGGACTACCTACCCGAATGTCAATTACTTTCAGATCACCCCTTTGACCTATGGCGGTAGTGTAGCCTCGATTCAATTGTTTGTGAACTGGAATAACGGCACTTCAAGAAGGTACAAATTCGCTACCCTATTCACTCAGGCTTGCGGTAAGTTTGATCCTATGCGAATTGCCTACCTTAACAAGTACGGGGCTTTTGATTTCTTCAATTTTGACCTAGTGAATAAGACCACTTTTAGCATTGAAAAGAAGGGCTATCAAAGAGACTACAACGGAAGCATTTATGAAGCAGGTGGGGTGATAGTAAAGAATGTGAACCCTGTCTACTTTACCAAAGAAACGCAATCTTGGAAGGTGATCTCTGACTACTTGAATGATGCACAAAGCGAATTGATTCGTGAACTATACTCTTCACCTTTGGTCTACTTGAATGTAGTGAATGATAACTACATCAGGCCTTCATGGATACCTGTCAAGCCAAATGCGACCACCTACGAGGTTAAGAAGACAGCATCGGATAAACTATTCAACTTGGAAATAGACCTTGAATTTGGGCTTGATAACAATCGACAGGTGATATGAGTGCAAGACTATTTGTAGAAGGTATCGAGGTAGATACCCTAGGAAACATTGATGTAGAGTTCACCTATTCGGTGGCGGATGTTACTGACATTGAAAGGAGAAATACTTCCTATTCAAAGACTATCACGCTACCTTCCACTTCAAAGAACCAAGTTCTATTCGGGAACATCTTTGATATTTCGGTAAGCAATGACTACTATGTGGAGGATGTGAATATCAATGCAAACTTCAACCCTGCCAAACAGGCGAAGGCTCAAATCTTCCTAGATAATGTCAAGATTTTTGACGGGGTTCTGAGGATGATGAAGATCAATAACCTAGGAGGGAATATCATGTACGAGGTGAATGTCTTTGGAAGGCTTCGGGACATCCTCCATTCTTTGGGTGACAAAACCCTTGCTGATCTAAAATTCTCTGATCCTGAATTAATCTCTTATGACCACACATACAATCGGGCAAACATTGAAGCATCATGGGCTAGGACTGAATGGGTGGAGGGGGCTCAGAATTATGTCTATCCTTTGGTGGATTACGGCATCAGCACTGACTCAATCACCTACCCTATTAACAACTTCAAGCCTGCTGTATTTGTATCTGAGATCCTCACAAGAATCTTCAAGGAGGCGGGCTTCCAAATCAATGCACCTATATTCTCTTCCTTCTATTTCAGGAAGTTGATCCTAGTAACGGCTGAGAAGACTATCACAAGGGAATCGACTACCCTACTTTCTCAGACTACTAACCTATTCACGCAGGAGGTCACTACAGATTCCACTTTCTCACACCTGCTTTCCTTCACAAATGTGGAGGCTTCAGGCTTTACTATTCAGAACTCAGGAACTAGATTCAGATGGAATAAAACTCAAGGACTAAGCACAGGATTGAACCTAAATTTCAAGATATTCTTTGAAGCATTGCAGGGGTACACTGATAACGTGTGGACTGTCTCTGTTTTAAAGAACGGATCTGAGGTGCTTTATGATAGTGTGCTAGTTCCTTTCATTTCGGCAGGTCAAATCTTTGGTTGGGATGTAGAAATCACAGGGGGAATTTCCCTTGCTTTGAATGACTACTTTGAGATTCGATTGACGGGTGAGATCGCAGGATCAGGAACGAATACCCAACTTCAGACAGAGGTAGTGATTCAGCCAGGCGGAACATTCAAGATCGGCAATACTGTACCTGTAGCGGTAGAACTTGAAGAGGGTGACACAATGAAGATAGGCTACACCCTACCAAAAAGCATGAAGCAAAGGGATTTCTTAAAGTCAATCATTTCAATGTATAATCTTTACATTACACAGGACAGGCTTCGGACAAATGTCCTTGAGATTATCCCCTACAATGAGTTCTACCAAACCTTCAAAGATCAGGCACTTGATTGGTCTGATAAATTGGATGTAGGTCAAGAGATCAGCATGACACCTTTAAGCGAATTGACAGCCAAAGAATACAGGCTACAATTTGACACAGATCAGGACTATTGGAGTGAATCGTATAGAACAAAATTCAATCAAGTCTACGGGGAATCTAGAAATATCATTGATAACGATTTCATCCTAGACACCAAGACTGTGAAGGTAGTCTTTGCACCACCTGTAATGAGGGAGCAAGTGCCAGGCAGAATCATGATCCACCTTTACAAGGTAGAGAATGGGGTCAAAGTACCTGACAACTACAAGCCTAGAATAGCGTTCTTCCTTCCAGGAGTGCCTAGCCCTACCCCTTGGAATATCGGATATGCTTCGGGCAATATCGCCTACAATACCTACCCATATGCAGGTCACTTAGATAGCCCTGTAGAGCCTTCAAATGATGTGCTTTTCGCAGCACCTAGGGAGGTGTATTTCTCTATCGGTTTGTACCCTGAGAATAGCAACCTATACACGAACTACTACAAGGGATTGATCGACTCAATCGGGGACAGGAATAGCAGACTTCTTGAGGGGTATTTCTACCTGACGCCTACCGATATCATGAACCTAGATTTTAGGAAGATCATCAAGGTAGGGAATCACTACTTTCAATTGGAAAAGGTAGATAAGTACAACCCTATCGCAAACGGGTTATCATATGTTTCCCTATTCAAGATACTTAGAGATATCAGTCCTGTGGACTACGATTTCATCCTTCTTGAGAATGATGCCTATATGCTACAGGAAAACGGAAGTTCAAGATTTTATATTTAACGATTATGGCAGATAAGAGAATAAGTCAACTGATTGAAAGGACTGACATTGCAAATAATGATGTCCTCCCTATAGTAGCAAGCGGTGCTACCACTACAAACAAGGTCACTATTTCCACTATCCAGGAATGGATGCAGGACAACCTAGATGTAGGGGTGACTTCGGTAGGCATTACCATAGGCAGCACGGGAACGGATATCAATGTGACAG